AGTGTGTGCTGTGACTTTTTTCGATTCGGAAGTTGTAAGAGCGGAAATCGCAGAAATCTCAGAACTCCAAGAAGAAATTTATGAAAATGTGTTTCGATTTCCTCAGATGAACAACCAAGAGAAGATCGATCATGTTAATCTTCTACAACGACTTTTAAACAAACAACAAATCTTATATACTCGTCTTAGTCTTTCTGATGATCCAGAAGCACAGAAGATGAAAGAAAAGATTATGGAATCTGCTGTATTGATGGGTCTTCCGAAAAATACAGATATGAATGTCATCTTTAACAATATGTCAAAACTCATCGATATGATGCGGAAACAAATTGACAAAGAGATCAGCGGGTGATATAGTTCTTGAGGGCTTGGCATCCCTCCATTTCGAATGGTAAAGTTGCCCACAAGCCAAATACGGAGAAATCTAATGTCTTTCGAAGCACTTAAAAAGCAATCTAAACTCGGTTCTCTCACCGATAAACTGGTGAAAGAAGTTGAAAAAATGAATACCACTAGCGGATCTTCTGATGATCGCTTCTGGAAACCTGAAATGGATAAGAGCGGTGTTGGTTCTGCTATTATTCGTTTCCTCCCTGCTCCTGAAGGAGAAGATCTTCCTTGGGTCAAGATGTATGCTCACGGATTCCAGGGTCCTGGTGGTTGGTATATCGAAAACTCTCTGACCACTCTTGGTCAGAAGGATCCTGTTACAGAGTATAACCGCACTCTTTGGAATAGCGGTAACGATAAGGATAAGGAAACTGTTCGTAAGCAGAAGCGCAAACTTTCCTACTTTGCTAACATCTATGTTATCAAAGATCCCGCTCATCCCGAAAACGAAGGTAAAGTCTTCCTGTTCAAGTTCGGTAAGAAGATCTTTGACAAGATTCTGAATGCAATGCAGCCCGAATTTGAAGATGAAGAACCGATCAATCCCTTTGATTTTTGGAGTGGTGCAAACTTCCGTCTGAAAATTCGCAAGGTTGAAGGATATTGGAACTACGATAAGTCGGAGTTTGATTCTTCTTCTCCTCTTCTCTCTGATGATGATGCTCTCGAAGCAATCTGGAAAAAAGAGTATTCTCTCTCCGCTCTAGTTGCACCTGATCAGTTCAAAACTTATGATGAACTTGAAAAGCGTCTGAACTATGTGATGGGTAAAGGTGCTGTTGCTCCTAAGTCTGCATCTGCAGATGAAGAGGAAGCATACGAATCTTATATGCCTAAGAAGACTCGTGAAGATGATGTAATGGCAGAACTGGAAGAATCTTATCGTAAGAGTAAGAGTGCTCCTGAGATGCCCGAATCTATGCGAAAGGAACTGAACAGTCTGTCTAGTTCTTCTGATGAAGATGAAGATGATGCTATGTCATACTTCAGCAAACTTGCAGATAGTTGATCACTCATAGATCTTAATATTATCTCCTTTCTTCAGGGTTCTGCTCAAGTATTGAGTGGAACCCTGTTTATATGGCATAATTCTTTCCATATCATCTAATATAATTGCAATGTATTTTGATTTTAATAAGAATATATTTCTTTTCTTATTATCTAATCTTTCTTCGTGTTGATAATTTGTAATAGGAACTGCAATATTTGTGACCAATACATCTTTACCAGTTAAAAAATCATAATATTCAATTTGATAGTCAATTGGAATATGAAGACCTCTTGGAACTAATATTACTCCATTAGATGTTGTAATTTCTCTAGATTCATGGTGATGAACATCGTTCAACTTTTCATAAGAACCGTATTTGTTCAAAAGATATTTGTTAAATGCTAATTGAGGAAGAGGCCATTCTGATTGAATATTAGTAATATTATTAGCAATTAAAACAACCCAATCTAAATTAGCGTCATTATAATATTTTTCTGCCACTTGATCTGGCCTTTCGTCTCCAATAATACTATATTTTTCAAAATAATTTAAATTAGAAAAAATATCATCAAGAAGTTTTGTTCTTTTGAAAAGATTTTTTACTTCAATATAATCTCCCAATGGAGTATTTTCTTGAGGATTTCTATTGACGTATTGAAAATTTGGAACGTGTTTGAAGTATGATGACATTTTAGTATCCTATTACGTCTGATTCTAAATCTTTATAATTAATTTGATATATTGGATCAATTTCATTGAATGTTAATGAAAGTTCATAAGAAGTCATAGTGCCATCTTCATAAGTCATATAAGTTCCATCTGGAGTATAATTAACACTTACAGATGTCAATGCACATGTTTTAAATCTATTTAATGATGCTGAAGGATTTCCATTTTGCTCATAGGTAATTTTAAATACATCTGGTGCTTTTAAGAATACATCAGAAGATGAAGTATTTACTGCAGATGCTTCTTTAAACTGCCTTATTATTTGTCTTACTGTAATTGATTCTTTTTCTTCTCTTGGACTTAATCTAAATGTAAATGAAAATGGTCTTAGAGAAGGCCCATTAAACAGCAAAGATAAATTTGGATTTAATACCGAACCAGCAGCTCTGGATAATAATCCTTGAACACCAACGGCTTCTTGAGCGAAATAATATTTTAGCAAATCTTTATTGCTTGTTAATGCCTGTTGCGCTTCATCCAAAGCATCAACGGCAACTTCTGAATATTTTTTACCTTGATCCAAAAGATTCATTGCAGTCTTTACACCAAACATTTCTATTGGATTTAAGTTTGCACCTCCCCAATCTACACTGTTTGTATCAGATATTCCAGATTGAATAGGTAGTTGAATTACACTGATAGGACCAGTTCCAAGATGTGTAAATTGTTCTGTTGGATCTGATGCCATTTTTGGACTATATTCATATCGTTCAAAAACTATTCGATCTTGTTCATCCCTCATGTTTATGGGATATACTAAACGCTTTCCGCCAATCTTTGCTTTTTTATCTTCTGCTTTATAAGCACTGTCTGGTACTGTTGGTAACGTTATGCTATTTGGATCAGAATCTGCGTCTGTCAATTGTACTGGATCAGATGTCCCTCCGCCAGAACCAGGACTAGGTTGTGATCCATCTGGAGTTGGAACAGATCCATCTGGAGATGGTGCTCCAGCAGCAGAACTTAATCTTGCAGCTAATTGAGGAGCAAGATTTGGTTTAGTATTTACAGAAGTATTGATAACAGACGTTTGAATTGCTTCGTAAATTGCACTTCCTGGTTTATTCAATGACGCTATTGCTTCATTACTTAAAATTGGATCTCCGACATTTTTTCCTATTGGAATTCTTCCATTATCTTGGTCAGATTGAGTATATTGTCTAGGTGAATACGTTTTTCCTTTATCTGTTGTTACTGCAGCTAAAATATATCCACCTTGTTCAAAGGTATCAGTTGAATCTTCAGTTCCTGGTTTCCAAACTTCACCTGAACTACTTCTTCCTCCAGCTTTAGGAGTATAATAAACAAAAGTTCTAGGTTCAGTTATATTTCCATTACTATCTTCATAATATCTAGTTATAGTCCTAAAATTCAATTGAGTTCCGTATATTTTTGGACCAACACCACTATTATCATATATGTATTTTAATTTCTTATTAGACATTAAAATACTCCATTATTTACAATGAAAATATAATATTTTATTTCTTCTTTACGCATTGGGTTGGAAGATATTTATAAGAATATTTATCACTATAAATTCAAATCATCTTCAGTTATTATTTTAAACTCTATCATTCTATCTTCACACCATTCTTTTGCTGCTTTCCATTTGGCGCAGTTTTTTTCGTATGTTATTGCCTCATTAATTAACGTCTTTTTCTTTTTATTTCCTGGAACTGGAGGTCTGGTTTGACGTTTTGGTTTTATTTCTATAAGATATCTTTTTGTATTGCCATTACTTTCTTGGACTTTAATAAAAAAATCTGGAAAATATCTTCTGACTTTTCTAGTAGTTGGATCATAATATGGAATGAAAAATTCTTCGCTCCCCCATTCTAAAATGTTTGGGTTTCTGTCACAGTATCTCATAAATTCAACTTCCCAAGAACTTCTATAAATTATATTTCTGGAGTCTCCTTTATATTTTTCTGGGTTTCTTGGATTAAATCTACCTTGATGATATCTACTTTCTGCCATTTTACGACTACATAATATATAAGTATTTAATATTTATAGATGGCAGCACCAGCACCAAGTCCAAGAAGTATGTCAGAGATTAAGTCTAAATTACTTAATCCATCTCTTACTTCGCATTTTGAATGCTACTTCAATCCACCAGAGGCAGTTAGAAATTGGGCAGCAAACAAAGAACTTGCTGGAGCTGGATCAGCATATGAATGGGATACATTAAGCATTCATTGCACAGAAGCGTCTTTACCCGGATCTTCTTTTGTAACTAACGAAGTTAATAATGATTTCACTGGAGTAACTGAAAGACTTGCATATAGAAGACTATATGATGATAGAGCAGATTTTACATTTTATGTTGATCATGATTATAAAATAATTAGATTTTTTGAAAACTGGTTATCTTATATTTCTAACGAACAAATTAGAGGATTTGAAGGAGCAAATTATTTTTATAGAATGAATTATCCAAAAAATTATAGATCGGAATCTATTTATATTAAAAAATTTGAAAGAGATTATACGGGAAATTATCTTCAATATCAATTTCTTCAGGCATATCCAGTTTCAATAAATTCTATGCCAGTATCATATGATTCTTCTAATATATTGAAATGTACGGTATCATTTACATATACTAGATATTTTATTACTACAAAGCAAGGAATGATAACTCAAAATCCAACAGAATATTCTGGTATAGGAAGAGCAGGTAAAGTTAATGTTCCAGAAGGATCTAAAATTGTTGGATCTAGAGACATTAATAATTCCGAACGATTATATGACTATCTGACTCCAGATGGACAAATTATACAAACTATTGATACAATAATTAGGAACAGATAAATAATCACACTGAAATTTCTATAGGACATTATGCCTTTACCTACAATTTCTACGCCGACATATGAGTTGGAACTTCCATCTACTGGAATACAAAAGAGATTACAACAGCAATTAAGACAGTAATCAAAAGTTGCATCAAGACAAAAAATATTAAAGTAGAAGCATTACCTACATTTGATATTGAATATCTCTTCCTCAACATTAGAGGTAAATCTGTTGGAGAAGATATTGAAGTTAATCTGATTTGTCCAGATGATGATGAAACTGTAGTTCCAACTAAGATTAATATTGATGATATCAAAGTGATTAAAAATGAAGATCACGATAGAAAAATTAAAGTTGATGAAAGTATCGTGATGGAAATGAAGTATCCATCATTAGATCAATTTATTAAGAGCAACTTTGATTTAAATGATTCAAATGTAGATCAATCATTTGATCTTGTTGCATCTTGTATAGACAAGATCTATACAGATGAAGAAGTATGGGCATCGGCGGATGTCACAAAGAAAGAACTTTTAGAATTTCTTGAGCAAATGAATTCCGCACAATTCAAAAAGATTGAGCAGTTCTTTGAGACAATGCCTAAACTTTCTCATACAGTTAAGATTAAAAATCCAAATACAAAAGTTGAAAGCGAGATCGTACTGGAGGGTCTGTCAAGTTTTTTCGTATAGCAATGGTCCATATGGACCTTGAAAATTATTATCAGTTAAATTTCTCCTTAATGCAGTATCATAAATATTCATTAACGGAGATTGAAAATATGATGCCTTGGGAAAGAGACATTTATGTAACTTTACTCAAGAATCACCTTGAAGAAGAGAAAATGAAGCAGCAACAAAATGGCGGATAAATGGATTCAAAAGATCTGATTGCTTA